TGTTTTAGTAATTATAATCAAAATCATTCATATCAGGGGAATTATCTGCGCTATTCATCTTAGAAGCAACAGTACTCTTACTCAAGTTCTGCAATACAATACTGCCAACACGACTCATCAAAGACGAATCTAAGTTAAGCCCGTGATTTTGTAAATACAAATTTAATTGATCTAATTTCGTCTTGATCTGTGTCTGCGCGATGTTAGCATTAATATTAGCAATCTGCGCTTGCGTCAATTGATTATTCTCTTGCATGTTAGTAATATTTTGCAAGGCGGTAACAAGATTCGGCTGTTGCATCAACTGAGCAGTCTGCTGATTAGTAAGAACTAATTGAGTTTGGGCCTTCATCAGCGCAATATTAGCCTTCATCGAATCACCAGAGTACAAGTTACTAATCAATTGAGCAGCTTCCTGATTATCCTTAAGACCAGTATCGGCATTAATATTAATCTCCTGGGCAGCTTGAAGCGCCGTATTCTGAGCAACATTAATAGACTGTTGTTTAACAAGATTGCCCTGATTAACGGTACTAACAGTATTGTTATAAGCCTGTACCGACTGAGCAGCCGCAGTGCCAAGATCAAAATTAGGGTGAGCCTGGGCAACAAACTCAACCCTGGGCGCAGGCTGGGGCATTTCAGCGAGATTACCGGTACCTGAGCCGCTGCCATAAATCAAGTTAGGGTTAAGGCCCGCATCTTCATAACGCTGCATAACCTCCTCAGGAGAGTTGTAGGCGTTTTGCGCGTTCCACTGCGCAGTGTTATAAGCTTCGATCTGCTGCTGTTGAGCCAATTGAAACGCTTGATTAGATGCATTAACCTGATCTTGATTAGAATTATTGATAAGACCACTTATTATACCACCAACCATAGGAATAGCGCCAGCCAAAGCGCCTAAGACAGATATGCCGCCACCAGCAGCAGTCGTCTGTAGAAAAATAAATAAAAAGACCATAGTTCTTTTTGATAAAAATATTAAATGATCATAGACGATGATCATTATAGCGACACCATGTCGCCACATGGGTCGTATCTTTGCTACAATTAATTGTTAAATGTATGTGCTGTTTAAGCACTACGCAACTGCATTTCGCTGAAAATAAATAGCGCTCATGACCGTTGCTGATGTGCTTAAACAGCACATACAAATAACATTAATTTTCGCAACTTCGTTGCGTTATCGGTGACATCGTGTCACCTAGCACTAATATGTCAAGAAACATTAGTGCTACCTGCCTGCCGGCGGCGTCTAACTTCGCCAAGCTCAACCTTCTGATCGTCGGGTAAATCACCAGCAGCGGCAAGGTTAATAGACTCAGCGATGCCGATATTGTGATTCATATCAGCAAGACTCTTAGGCTCAACAAGCTCACCCCTATCAACAGATTCTTTAAACAGAGACAACTGACGAAGAGCATAATTACCAACGGCAAAAGCTTCACGGGTAGTAATAGAAGGATCATCTTTCAAAGATTGAAATACAGCAGTAGCAAGTAACGGCGTATCAATCAAATGATTGATCTGATCTTCATTAAAGACAATTTTACGATTTTTGTTCATTAGATGGTTGTTTTAGTTTGTTTAAGTATAGCATCTTGAACTGCACGATCAAAACGTTCTTTTTCGTGTTGTTCAGCAGCTCTACGCTGTTCAAGTTCAATAGACACTCTAAGATCACGGACACGAGCATCGATCTTACGTTTCATATCGATACGCTCAAATACATCGAGCCCAGAATAGTCAGACATGTCAGCTTCGCTGTATTGAACGTCCATAATAGGAACAGCCTGATTGCGGGTAAACCGCCTGATTACCTCTTCAAGAGGCATCACCATATCAGGCACGGTTAATGAAGGAGGCCAAGGCTTAGGTATAGGCCTGTCAAGCCAGTCATAGGTATTGTGATCGACAATCCTACATACCATCTGGCCTCGCTTTTCTTTGAAAGCTTCTAATTGACTCACGTCTGCGATCGTTTGTCTCTTGCTGGAATGTTTGCCGGTTACCGCCGGTTCTTCGTTTGTGCTCATCGAATTCAAGATTAAATTGTAAACTATTACGTTCGTTAATTAAGGGCTGTTGGGAGGCTTTCTCTTCGGGAGTAAAGATTCGGTCTGCCAAGTAGCGCGGGAGCGCTGCTTTACCACCGCCCTCGGTGGTAAAATAGGAACGGCTTAGGTCGGCTTTGTGGTAAGCCAGTGTATCAGGAGTTAAATAACCGAGTCCCATCTTAGTTGACATCATTCTGAACTCACGCTCACGATCATCATTCTTATGTTCAGGGACTCGTTTAGGTTTATTCATATAAAAACATGTATAAGCAATAGCAGCAGCAGACAAAGGTCTATCGTCAATATAGACATCACCAAAGGGAAGACCCGTCTCTCCGTCTTGCCAACTATACCATAAAGCTCTTTCATCACAATTAAGCAAACAGATATGATAATGAGGGCGACGATACTTAGTACCATATTCACCACAGCCAAAGTATTTGATAGGATATTGTAACCTACCAAAACGGTCACCTGTATCATAGATACGTTCTTGATTAATATTATGAATATTTTGAAACCTGCGTAAACGCTTAAAGAATAATTGCGTATGAACACGATTAAGAGTCATATACCCGTTATTAGTTAAAGGAACATGATCAGTATCATAAGTCAGGGTAATCCACATAGAACATTTAGCTTTCTTTTCCTCTTGCATAACACGAAAGGCCCAACCGTTTGCCATACGTGTCAAACACGAATCACACTTACCACAAGGAACTATAGCGCCATCTTTAGTCTGAAACGGAAATCTGCAAGGCATATAAATATTAGTAATCTGCTGCATGTTTATTAAGGTTTTCTTAGCCATAATTGAAAAGGATAGCTCGTATTTTTTTTTCCGCCCACTAAGGGCGAAAAGGCTCGTCAGACCAACGGTCATAATCACGCCTAAGCTTAAGAAACTCCTTATAAGCAAGGTTAGAACAATTACGGGTGTAATCAGTAAAAACAGGGTTAGAAACGAAATAGAGCCACAACTTATAAGCCCTAAGAACACGATCATAAGTAACAACTTTAATATTCTTCATAATCTTTTAATTTCAATGTTCCACGTGGAACGTTTTAATGATATAAAGGTAATGATAATAATGATACGTGTCAAGTTTGTAACAAGATTGTTACAATTGATTACGAATAACACGTTTAATACGAGCAGCCTTATCATGCGGGCCAATGTAGTCATCCCAAGTAAGTGGTACATAAAAATTGTACCACTTACGAAGCGTTTTAAGTTTAAATCGTAGGACGAACATACTCGGGCAATTTACGACGAACCTTAATCTTATGAAAGCAATGAATAAGCCAATGACCGGTCTGATCGAGCGTTGCAAAAATACGGTTAAGATTATTCTCATTGACGTCAGTCTGAATAAACTCATTAGTCAATGTAGGCAACGAGGCAAAGCTGCGATCAATACCCCAAAAATTCAAAGAATTTCGAAAGGTACCGGAAGAACGAGCGTACGCGATACGCCATTCGGCATATTGAGGGACATAACCAAACGTTTGCGTATTAGCCGCAGCACCATAGGTATAATATAACTCTTGATTGAGAATGGCCTGCTCACCAAGATGGGCGAATTCGGGAAAAGGCCAATCTAAACGAAATTGACGGTTAAACATCCTATGGATACCCTGAAAATAGCCGGACGCAGGCACTATAGAAACTATGCACATGAGATAGCCATAGTCGCTACACTTATAACGCATCGGCGCACCGGGAGGATTAACAGCAAGCCCATGCCCGGCAAGAGCGCCCTGCGGAGCAGTAGTCGTACCAGTGGTATTAAGCACCTCACTTATGACAATAGGCTGTTTGCTCGAGCCTATATACTCGGCGCGCCAAAGACGCTGATCGCCGTTCATAACGCCAAAGTGATTCAACAAAAACTCTATGTAACGAGTACCACCACGAGAATCAGCTTCGAAAAATTTTTGAAGGGCCTCAGCTTGACGCAATTGAGCAATGGTGCCGGCCAGCGCGGTAAGATTGGCCTGAGTCACATTGAGACTACCGGAATCGACAATGTGCCCAACAACACCGTTAACGTTAATACCGGCAACGGTACTCGGGCCGGACGTACCGGCCGTGGTAATAGCCGAACCCGCAGCCTCAGTAGAATTAGAGGTTATACCCATACCGCTGCCAGGAATAGTAGTGACAGGGAGAGGGCCAGTGAAAGAAGGGATAGTAACGGTGGGGCCCTTCTGTGTCCAGGGCTTTGCACTGGTGAAGTAATCACGATCATAATTTCGCTGATTTACACCGCCAAATGCACTACCTGGCTGAGTACCGCACAGGCCAGAGACATTAGCAATATTATTACCATCAACGAGAGGATAGCCTTGAGGCGTCCACCAGCCACCGGGCACAAACGTAGTAGTACCACCGGAGTACAAATCCTGATCAGCATACCAATCACTAAAGATCTTCTGATAGGCAGCATGAGGCATAGGATTAAACTGCGGCAGTGCACCACCCCCAGTAGGAAGGCCCAGGAAATCATTAATATCGTGCGTAGCAGGAGTTACGGAATTAGACGGTAAATTAGGACAGACAGGAGCAGTCATAGCTTCATTAATCGGACTAATGAAATTCTCCCAATTCTGCCAAAGAAGCCTGTTGGGCGTAAAAAACCATTCCGCCCTATAAGTGAGACGACCCATAACAGGGCTTATAAGAGCCTGGCACCTAATTAGCGCCTCACTCTGAATATGCCATTCGTCGCCAGGCATACATTCGAGAACGCAAGCTGGAACAAGATACCCCATTTCAGTAGATAATTTAACGTCATGCGACATGCTAAATGTAGACATGTCAATCATGTGCGGCTTAGGCCGTTCAGTGAGAATCTGATTCCCAGTGTTAATAATTCTTTGTGTGCTCAT